GTTACTGTTTTATTTGATGCTTTACTTGAAAAGCAACTAAGAATGAAAAATATAGTTGCTAAAGAGGATTGGGCTAAAATGAAAGAAAGGATTCATTATAGTTTTGAATCTGACTCTCATTTTTCTGAATTAAAAGAGGCTGAAATGTTAACTAATAGAGCCACTCTTCTTAGAGATTTGGACGATTATGCAGGAAAATATTTCTCTGCAGAATTTGTAAGAAGACACATTTTGAGACAAAGTGAGGAAGAGATGGCAGAATTGGATGTTCAAATGGCTCAAGAAAAGAACGATCCTAAATATAACAATAACGACGACGACCAAGGCGGCGGTTTTGGTGGCGGCAGAGGATACTAAAAGGAAAATATGGATAATGTTTACTCAACTGTTGATATAGTTTCAGCAATTATGACGGGCGACAATAGTCGTGCAAAAGAAGGTACTTTAAGTGTTTTAAGTCAAAAATCTATGGATGAATTGGAAGTAAGAAAAGCAGAAATTGCACAAAATCTTTTTAAAGATGCTCCTACAGAAGAGGTTTCGGATGTTCAAGAACCGGAAGAAACTAGTTCTGTAGAAGAACCAGAAACTAATTCGAAAATGGAAGTATCAGATCCTGCAACTGGAGGTGATATACAAGTAGTTGATCCTTTTGATGGACAACCAACAGAAACATTAAATGAACCAAATTCTGAGATTGGATAATGAATGAAGGCGTTTAAACAATTTAAAAAAGAATTAGAAGAAGTATTGACGCCGACTCAAAGGTTTAAAAAAAGAATTCATTTTGCCAGGTCAAGACCAAAAAGAATGGCGGGATTACGTAGAAATAAAATGAGAGCAATTCCAACAGGAGGTAGAGAAGCTCTTCGTAAACAAGCTAGAAGAAAATTTACTACTTATTTAAAACAAAGAGTTAGAAAAGATTTATCAGCTTCACAATTACAAAAACAGTCTCCTGGTCAAAAGGCGAATATTGAGAGAATGGTAGCGAGATTGAAAAAGTCACCAGCTCAAAAAGCTAAGATGACTTCATGGACAAAAGCAGGAGGTAAAATGTATAGAGAACTTATAACCAAACGGAAGGATCGTATTAAATCTATGAGAGCTTCCAAAAGGAAGAAAAAATAAGGGGATAAAAATATGAAATTAATTACAGAAGTTTCTGAAGCATTAGAGTATGTTTCTGAAGAGGGGAAAGATGGACAAACGAATTATAAAATTCGTGGAATCTTCATGCAAGCAGAACAGATGAATAGAAATAAAAGGACATATCCTCTTGCAGTTCTCGAAGGTGAAGTTAAGAGATATAATAAAGAATATGTTAATAAAAACAGAGCATTTGGTGAATTAGGTCATCCTGACGGCCCTACTGTAAATTTAGATAGGGTTTCTCATATGATCACAAAGTTATCTCAAGAAAAAAATGATTTTATCGGAGAAGCTAGAATTTTAAATACACCAAATGGTAAAATTGTTAGAGAACTTATTCAGGCAGGTGCTACTCTTGGAGTATCTTCAAGAGGAATGGGATCTTTAACCCCTACGCGGAATGGAAGCGTTGTAGGAAATGATTATTATCTGTCAACAGCGGGTGATATTGTCGCTGATCCATCGGCCCCCAATGCCTTCGTTGAAGGAATTATGGAAGGAAAAGAATGGATTTGGGATAACGGCATAATTAAAGAAACAGAAATAGATAAATATAAGCATAGTATTATATCAGCTACAAGTGTCAGTTTGGACGACGCTAAGCTAAATGCGTTTGCTGACTTTATTTCTAAGTTATAAAGTATTATAAATAACAAATAGTATCACTATTATAGACAAATATATTCCATTAATATTTGAAACTCAGTTAGGAGCAATAAAAATGGTAAAAGAAGAAACAACGGAAGCAGAAGTTCTCGAAGAAGGACAGGCTGAAGCTGAAAATGAAGCTCCCGTAGAAGAGCTAGACGAAGCTCCTGCAGGGGTTCAAGATTTAGGTGGCGATGATCCAAATACGGGAAAAGCGAATAAACCCGATGCAGGAACGTCTCAAACACCATCCAGAAAAGCGGATAAAAGAAATCCGGAAAAAAAGCAACCAACTCAAGGAAATTCAGTAAAACCCGCACATGAAGAAAAGGAAGTGAAATCAAATACTAAAAATGGTATGATTGCACAAGTTTATGACATGTTGAAGGGAATGAGTAAAGATGAAATTTCTGAAAAATTTGGATTAATGCAAGATTTGGTTGATTTAGATATTGAAGAATTAAATAAAGAAGCTGATGCAGACGCTACAGAAGAAGATGTTGTAGTTGAAGCACAAGAAAAGATTCTTTATTCTCGAAAAGACCTTACCGCAGATGATATTGAACTTGATTCCAAAGAGGACATTGAGGCAATATCTGGTAAAGAGGAACTTTCAGATGAATTTAAAGCGAAAGCTAAAGATATTTATGAAACAGCGGTAAAAGCTAAAGTAGTAGATGAAGTAAATAAGAGAGTTGAGAAAATCGAAGAAGAGTATCTCAGCGAAATCGAAGAATCAACAAAGAAATTCCAAGGTGAAATGGTTGAAAAGGTAGACAATTACCTCAACTATGTTGTTACAGAATGGATGGAAGACAATAACCTTGCTGTTGAGCGAGGGATTAAATCTGAATTAACAGATGATTTTATGACAGGTTTAAGAAATCTCTTTAAAGAACATTACATAGATGTTCCAGAAGAGAAAGTAGACATTGTAGATGATCTATTTGAAAAGGTTGAAGAACTCGAAGCTAAATTAAACGAAGAAATTGATAAAAATGTTTCTTTGAAAAAAGACCTCGCAGAAGCTACAAAAGAGGGAATCTTGAGTGATGTTTGTGAAGATTTGGCAGACACACAAAAAGAAAAAATTTCTAGTTTAGCAGAAGGAGTAGAGTTTGAAAATGAAGACCAATTTAAAGCTAAATTAGCAATGCTAAAAGAATCATATTTTCCTCAAAAAGAAGTAGTTAAAAGTGAAGATGATGTCACTGAAACAACTTTATCGACAGAGGAACTGAGTGAAGAAATTGAAGGTGTTCAAGCGCAAAAAAGAGATGCTCAAATGCAAGCATATCTTAATATGTTAGACACTAAAAACAAGTAATTTAACTTATAACCACTTATACATTAAAGGAGATTTATAGATGTATATTGCTGAAGAAATTCAAAAAAAGTGGGCACCTGTGATCAATCATCCTGATTTGGATGAGATTAAAGATCCCTATAAAAGACAGGTGACCGCTGTAATTTTAGAAAACCAAGAACGTATGATGCGCGAATCGCGTGGTGGTATGGGGCTCTTAGCGGAGTCAGGTCCTACTAATGTCATGGGTGCTTCCAGCTCTACAGCTGGAGATGGATCAGTAGATATCTACGATCCAGTACTTATTTCGTTGGTAAGACGTGCGATGCCTAACCTGGTTGCGTATGACGTTTGTGGTGTACAACCGATGACAGGACCTACCGGTCTTATTTTTGCGATGAGAGCAAGATATGCTACACAAGGTGGCGATGAGGCTCTCTTTAATGAAGCTAATACTTCATTTGGTTCCGCAAATACTAATGCAGAGAACACGCAAACCGGTGATAATCCTGCAGATTCTGGATATATGGCATATACCGGTATGTCAACAGCTAACGCAGAGACAAGAGGTGCTAACGATCCTCAAGTTGATGGTGACGCTATTCCAGAAATGGCTTTCTCAATCGAGAAGGTAACCGTAACCGCAGTAAGTAGAGCACTGAAAGGTGCATACTCAATGGAATTGGCACAAGACTTGAAAGCAATTCATGGTCTTGACGCTGAAACCGAATTGGCTAATATTCTTTCCGCTGAAATTTTGGCTGAAATTAATAGAGAAGTCATTCGTTCCATTGGCTCGTCAGCGAAACCTGGTGCAGCATATGGTACTGCAACCGCAGGTACTTTCGACTTAGACGTTGACTCTAACGGTAGATGGTCAGTTGAAAAATTTAAAGGTCT